AAACTCTGTACTTTGGAACTCTGGTGTTGAAGCTAACAAAGAAATAGCTCGTAAGCAAAAGAGACGCTTAAATTATTATGCGAATGTCTTAGTCGTTGAAGACTCTGCTAATCCAGACGCAGTAGGTCAAGTTTACCTATACAAGTTTGGTAAAAAGATCTTTGACAAGATTAAAGATGTTATGCAACCACAATTTGAAGATGAGAACCCAGTCAATCCTTTTGATTTCTGGGAAGGTGCTAACTTCAAATTGAAAATTAGACAGGTAGAAGGATATCGTAATTATGATAAAAGTGAATTTGATTCCCCAAGCCCGTTAGCTGAAGATGATGCTAATATTGAAGCAACATGGAACAAACAACATTCTTTACAGGGTGTGATTGCTCCAGATCAATTCAAATCTTATGAAGAGTTGAAATCCAAGTTAGACTTAGTTCTAAAAGGAACAACAGCTCCTACAGCAGAGGCAATCTCAGCTACTACTAATGATGCAGAAGACGATCATTTTATGGAAAAAGTGAAAAGCGTCCAAGCAGCGCCAACAGTATCAGCTCCTGAGTCATCAGATTCAGAAGAAGACGATACACTATCTTACTTCAAACAACTTGCAGAAGATAGTTAAACTTCCAAAGTTTTGGAGCCCTCTTAAGAGGGCTTCTTTTTGACTATAAATAGTGTTATGAAGTACACCGACAAAGTATTGATAAAAATAATTGCTTTATATAGTATAGCAGCAATAGGCGTTCCCTTGTGGTTTATACAAGGAGGAACAATACCTCAGGCATTATTCTTTTTTATTCTTGCATCTCTTATAGCAAGATTAGGTAATGCAGGGTATCATCGTTGGTTAACACATAATCAATTTCAACCTACATGGTTAGGTAAAAAGATGATGTTCTACTTTATGGTTATAACAGGCTTCGGTCCTCCAGGACACTATGTTGTATCTCACCTACAACATCACAAACATACAGACGAAGAAGGCGATCCTCATGGTCCTAAACAAATAGGTTTTTGGAGAATGTTCTTTGGTAGATATGATGAAGTAAAACCTAGTGTAGGAGCTATGAGATTATATGCAAGGAATAAAGAGGCACAATGGGTTACAAAAAACTATTGGAATTTATGGTTAGCTAATTGGATTATACTAGGACTTATAAGCAAATGGTTAATAGTATGGTTAGCATTTTTATTTTCCTGGAGCTGGATATGGACTAACATATTAAACTATGCAGGACACGGTGGCAAAAAAGGAGAGCCTACAAACTTAAATTGGATATGTAATATTTTTATGGGAGGAGAAGACTATCATAAAAATCACCATGAGAATCCAAAAGCTTTAGTTATGGGCAAGTGGGACACAACAGGAAAATATCTTGTCCCGTGGTTATTAGCAAAATGAAAATACTAGGCGTTCCTTTATATTATGTACATAATGTAGGTAAAGATCTTTTACCTATTTTACAAGAATCTATTGAATCCTTACAACAAGAAAAAAATGATTGGCTTAGACATAGAAGCAAAGTATCCATATATACAAAAGAAGGCGATCATAAGTTTCCTCTTAAAATAGATCCTATGGAAGGCGTAGAGGGTTGGAAGGATTTAAAACTTATAATTAAAGAACATGTAATGAACTTCTATGATGAAGTGCATCCTATAGATTATGATTATCAACAAGGTCCTGATATTGCTTTAAGAGAAGAACTTAATGCCTTTTGGTATAGTAATTCTTGGTACACATATTTTGATGAAACAGATTCTTATCCTTGGCACAGTCATGGACAATTTTATTTTATTGCTACTTACTATGCTCAAGCAGAAGAAGAACATGCGCCTATACAATTTAAATCGCCAATGTCAGATATGTACACAGCATGGGCATTAGGAACAAAGAGTCTTAACTTAGAAGAAACAATACAACCTAAATCAGGCGATTTAATAATATGGCCAGGATGGCTAGAACATCAAATACCTGCAATGGACACAAATTTAGCCCAACAAGCGGTTAAATTGGAAAATAATAATAAATATAAACACAAACGAATTAGCATAACAAGCGCTTATGTTAAACCACACGCACAATTTTTGTATAACGCAAAGGGCAATTATGAACAGAAATAATATATTTGAACAACTAAAAATAGATGAGGGTGTAGTATATGAAATTTACAAAGACCACTTGGGCTACCCGACATTTGGAGTCGGACACTTGGTTAAAGAATCCGATTCTGAGCAAGGACAAGAAGTCGGAACACCTGTTTCAGAAGAGAGAGTTAAAACTTGTTTCGAGGAAGACTTGGATACAGCAATAGACGAATGTAAGGCATTATTTAAACAAAATTGGGAAGAATATCCCGGTGAGTTACAAGAGATTCTTGTTAATATGATGTTTAACCTAGGTAGAACTAGACTAGGCAAATTTAAGAAATTTATCGGTGCCATCAATGAAGGTGATTGGGAGAAGGCAGCTATTGAAATGATGGACAGTCGTTGGGCTACACAAGTAGGACCGAGAGCTAATAGATTAAGAGATAGAGTTATAAGTCTAAAGTTTAGAGTTTAGATAAACACTCTGTCTTGGAATCGTTGCCAAGAATGATTAGAAGATGTAGGTCCTGCTCTTTCCGCTACACCAATAACTTCTGTTCCTTGATTGCCACTACCACTATTTACAACAGTATTATTGCTATTAGTCATTACAAACTCCATATTTTTCTCTTTAGTAATTTCTAGATCTTCTGTAGTATTTGATACAGCTCCTCCTGCTTGATTCATTCCTGCATTTTCAACAGTACCTAAGAAAGCTTCCAAAAATGCTATATCCTCAGCGGATAAATCATCTCTCTCCATTTCTAATATTGTTGCTGCTGTTTTATTATCCCAAGCGTAGTCTCTATCAATTGTTGATAGTTTATTACTCGTATCCCAGTTTAAAAGATTTTTCTCAAATCCGCCTTCTTCTCTTATCTTGTCATATTCTGCTCTCATGATATCTCTACCTAATAACAACCCGTCTATACCAACAGACGCAACAGTACCTGGCCCTGCAAAAATACTTGCGCCACCAGAAGCTACTTCCATGGCAGCACCTGTAGTATCTCCTTGAGCAAGTCTATATGCTCCAAAACCTAACCCAGCTAAAAATCCTATAACAGGTACCTTTTTAATTGCTGCTTTAGCTCCTGCTTCTACGCCTTCTTTGGCAACCTTTTCTGCAACTTCTTTTGCAACTTTTTCAGTACCCTCTTCCGTGGCAGCTCTTGCTATATTATCTGCTGACTGTTCTACTAATCTACCTGTAGCCTTTTCATAAACTCTACCTGCTGAATTAATTGCTAAGTCGGCAGTTTTAGGTGTCATCATGTTTAATAAACCTTTTCCTGCTGTTACAGTTCCTTTAATTGCCTCTTGGCCAAGTGAGAACCCAGGGGCAACCTTAAGTATAGCTTTTTCAAATAGACTAGCCATTGTCAATGGCATTTTAAAACCTGCTGTAGCTTCTGAATCAAGAGGATTGTATGTTCCTGTTTCTGAATCATAACCTATAGCATCCTCAATATCTTCTCTCTTCTTGTTGAACAAAGAACTTACACCTGCTGCTAATGCTAACCCTGCTAGAATTTTACCTATAGTTCCGCCGGACATTCCTCCAACACCTTCTTCAATATTCTCCAACTTACCTAACATTTTCTTAAAGATATTTTTATCTTTATCTGCCTCAGTATCTATACCAAACCCTTCTGATTTAAATACTTTTCCTTTAACAGAGTCTCTAGGATCTCCAAATAATCTAGCTCTTTCTTCTTCTCTTGTTGTTGTATCGTTTTTAAGTCCTGTTGCTCTTTGTAAGTCTGCAATACTTTCTGCATAAGCTTTGTTTGCAGCTGGATCAAATCTTTCTCCTTTAGCATAATTAACGCCTGTAGTAATACTATCCTTAATACTGTTTCTAGGATTTAAAAACTCTTTGTCAAATATATTACCAAACTTACCACTTGATACAAGAGCATCTCGGGATCGGTTTAATTGAGCAAGTGTTTCAATACCCGGAGGTTTATTTCTATTAAAGTCATCTCCTTGTGCTGCCATTTTTCTAGCTGCTTGTATGTACTTGTCAAAGTCTACTTTTAAAGTACTGTCTTCATCTAATACAGCTTTAAGTCGTTCTATCTTGTTAGCATCTACAGCTCCGTCTGTGCTTATTCCTCTAGTAAATGAACCTAATGATCTTGTAGCATTGGCAACGTCTTTATTCCTACCCAACATCGTAGGCTGTGCAGCTACTTTAATAGTTTCTGCAAGTGCAGCTGCTTTAGGAGTCTCTTGTGAATTAGTATCATTGGCACTTGACATAGGGTTGCCAAATCTATCAACAATGGTGCCAGTTACTCCAGC